ATGTAAAACGAGGCTTCGTTGCCGGAGAACTCCTTAATCACAGACTTGGCGCGGGCCAATGACTGATCTTTGCGTTGCCCGCCGAACTCCGAATCCTCAAACTCCTGTCGCCATTGCGCGGTCTTCTCAGACAGGCGCGAGGCGAAAACTTGCTCTGGGTCAACCTTGGACGCCTGGATCGCGGCGTCGGCGGCGGCTTTGACCCGCAGGATTTCCTGCGTCGCCATGCCGATGGCTTCCTGTCGAAAGGCGGCGGCAGCTTCGTGGTCGAGGCCGAATGTCTTTTCGAGGGTTGCGAGCTGCCTATCGAAGGCGCCGATGCGCTCGGCGTAGACGGCGGGATCAGTAACAGTCACGCCCTCGGGGAGCCTGAACTCACCGTAAGAGGGCAGGGCGTCAGAATCCGGCGCAGGCGCAGTCTCAGCAGGCTTATCACCAGCAGGTTCCGCATCGGGCGCCGGTTCGGCTGATAAAAGATCGCCCGTCGCCGGTTCCGGCTTCGCTGCCTGGGGAGGGGCAGGCGCGGCGGCCGGAGCCTGGGTGGCAACGGGCGATGAAGTTTCGGGGGCAACAGGCGCGGTCGGCGCAGTGTCGACCGTCGCCACTGGCGCGGATTCGACCGGCGCAGTAGACGCATCAAGGGTCATTGTCATCCTTGTTAAGATTTGTTCTCGCTGACCATCAGCACGTAGTTCTCGGGCGATGCCTTGATCAGATCGCTCATGATCTTGAGGCCGACGTTGCGTTGGCCTTCATTAAACAGCGTCGTGTAGGGGTCGCCCGGAATCGTGTACGAGGCTTTCATTATCCCGGCGAACTCAAGCAACTCCCAGAACCACGCCCGACCGAGCTTGGTCGAGATCAGTTGATTGAGTAGTTCTGTTTTGTCCTTGGCAATCCGGCCGGCGATGCGCTTGCGCTGATCGACCTGTGCCTTGTCGCCCGCATCATAAGTCGGCGCCGAGAAGTCGGGGCCGCCGTCGTCGATGACTTCAACGCCAGGCTTCAAGTGCCGCCTCCTAAAATCACGCCGATCAGGCCGCCGCGCTCAGCGATGGGCAGATGGCGAGGATCGATATTGGCCTGTTGCGCAACAGCCTGGGCAGACTGCGGCTTCGGCTTGGGCTTCTGCGTTGGCTTCATCAAAACCCCACGGCTTCAAGCATCCGCATTTGCTTCATGTTTCGGGCGGCGCGAACTCTGCGGCGCTCTTGTTCTATTCGGAACGCGGAAATCCGCTGTTGTTCTCGCAGATGCTTCTGGTATTCAAACCTGCGTGTTATGTGGGCGAACGCCGGCTCTGGATGACGCCCCCACATCTGAAAGTGTTTCGACTCCGGTGCTATATCGACAATCTCTCCAGGGATCGCCCTCATCCTCATTGCAGGATGATCCCCGGCGCCTTACCAGACGCCCGTTCTTGCGCCCGCTGCTGCCGGGCAGTGTTGGCAGCCATCGTCTCGCGCTGATCGAGTAGCGCCATGCTGTCGCCGTAGGACAGCGCACGAGCGTCAGCCAGCTTCTCGACCTGCTCTCGGATGGTCATCAGCCCGAGGTGCAGCGCGTACCACAGGCCGCGAACATCACCGTCAACGGCCCGGCGAAACGGAATCTTCTTCAGGTTCAAACAGAACGCCTCGAACTCGACGGTGAAGCCATGCCAGCGAGTGTCCTTGCGGATTTGGCTGATGCCCTTGGTGCAAGCGGCTGCCTCGTTGAGATGCTTGATCGCGTCGATAATCAGCGCCGAGCGGGCTTTGCGGTTGTTGTCCGACGACATCATCTGGCAGTCCGACGCTGCCTCATTGACGTGATGCCGAAGTTTCACCAGCAGTTCGGCCTCTTGGTACTCTTTAGCCATTCATCGCCCCTGTTATGCCGCTTGCTTCCCAGCGCCGCCCTGACCCATCAGCATGTCGAGCATCGATCCTTGGCCCACAGGCGTATTGCCAAGCGTGCTGGCAGCCTGGACCGCAGCCTGACCGCCCTGAGCGAGCATCTGCATGCGCTGTGACTGCTGCGCCGCCTGTTGCTTCTGGCTGCGGATCGCCTGCACTTCCTCGGGCGACTTCATGATCTTTTCCGAGTTGCCGAGCAGATCGTTGTACTCACGGGCGAACTCGTCGGCATCGAACAGATCGCCAACCTGGGGGAACGGCGCGATCAGGTGGCCCATCATCTGGGCAAAACGCTCAAGCCCGCCGGTCGCGCTCGCCTTTTGGGCCATCGCAAGCATCGAGGTGAACTCGACATCGAGCGGCATCGCCTTGATCGAATCAGGCTTCGGCGGCAGCATCCCGCGCCGTTCCATGATCGCATAGATGCGCTTGACTTTAGGCTTCAGGCTCTCATTCAGTAGCCCCTCGATCACCGGCCCGAGCACTTGCAGCTTTTCCTGCATTCGCTGACCGACTTCGAACGCCGTCATGTTCTTCCCGGCCTGGCTGTCCAACATCATGAACAGGTCGAGGAAGAAGCCCTTTTGAATCCGCTGGCGGATGTCTTGGATGTACGCGACGATGGCCGGAATGTCGGGGTTGACCTGGTAGACCGGGCGCATGCCGTTCTGCGGGCCGAGGCCGTTGACGTAGGTGATGCCGCCAGGGATCGTGCTCGCCGGTTCGTTCTTAAGAAACACATCGGCCAGCAGCGGCGGGTTGACGACCTTTTCGAGCGCCTGCGCATGACGCTTGGTCACGACCATCAGCGTCTTGACATCAGGCAGCGCATCCATGGCCGGTGAGCGGCCATAGGGATCATTGCACTGCCGCATCCAGCCGGCGGCGGTGAAAGGCTGGTCACGGAATCCACGGATCGACAGCGGCTTCGGAGTGCCGGCGCCATAGAGCCAGTAAACCTCGCGCCAGGCGAACGGCCCTTTGACCACGCCGAAATCGCCGGTCTCGCCATGGATCGGAAAATTCGGCTCGATGATCTGGGCGACGGCGCGCTCTTGATGGAGCGATGCGCCCTTTTGTTGCCAGAGGTCTTGGATGTCCTGGGGCAGATTCTCAAGCCCGAACATGCCGACAAGCTGATAGACGCTCAGATTGAAATTGCGGGCGAACTGGCCGATCCGCATCGTGTTGTCGCAGCCGAGGAAATACTCACCACAGACCGCATTGTAGAGGCGAATGATGTCGCGCTCGTCCTCGTAGATCAGCACGGGCGCGGTGCCGTAGGTAACAAGGTCAGTGCATTCGAGGGCGAACGAGTTATAGAAATTGCTCGTCGCCATCACAGCGTACATGCGCTGTTGCACCTCATCGACCCAATCGCTACCCTCGGCGTCGAGCTCCTGCTGTTGCTGCATGGGAACCAGGCGGAACCAGGGGCGAGACGGGGAGGCTAGGCCGCTCATCAGACCGGCGGAGCAAACCCGCACCGCCTGAGTGGCGCACGGGTCGAGGATGTCGCGGTTTAGCTCGCGGCCTCTGGTGTTGCTGTTAGGGTTGGCATAGCCGCCGCTGCTCTGCGTCAGATAGGTCGAGCGGATCGGCTCAATGTAGCGGCTGATCTCCTGCCATGGGCCAATCCACCAGCTAGTGCGCCAGTTGCGCATAGCGGCCAGTTCTTGCTCGCAGTGGTTACGCAGCTTGTCCCAGTCGCGGTCCCGCTTCTGGGGCTGAGTATCGGCCTCTGATGGCTCATGAGCCAACAGATCGGGACCGCTGGATTCGTAAACGGCCATCCCTTCTTTCGGGTCACGCTCCAGGCGCACTTTTCCCGCCGCCGACTTCGCATCAGCGGCGGCGGGGGAGACTTGGGCCATGCTCTATTACGCCCCGAGAGTTGCTTTGGTGGTGGAGGCGTCAGCGGCCTGGGTCAGTCCCTGCGGCCCCATGGCGCCCACGTCCCGCCTGCGCTGTAGCCAGCGGCAGCAGCGCGAGCGCGGTTGACAGACGCGGCGCCAGACTGTGCGGGATTAGCCGCGACGGCGGGCGTGGCTGGAGGGGGCGCGACCGGAATGGCCGTCGTCGCTGGAGCTGACATGCACATGATTAGGCGCCCTGAAATGGATTCCAGTCGGTGACGACTTTGCCGCGTCGGCGCTCTAGTCCTGAAGACTGGCGCTCGGCGACGGGATGGGCGAAGCAGAGACAAAGTGCATCCGCCACGTCCGGCGACGGCAGCCCGCGCTTCTTCATCACTTCTTTACGTTCCAGCACGATTTCGTTGTGGACCGTGTAGCCATATTCGCGGGCGGTCAGTTCAGCGGTCAGTTCACGGTCTTCGGGGATCGCGCCGCCGGTCTGCATCCACTCGCGCATGCGGCACCACATCTCGGCGGCTTTGTTGGCGACTAGCTCGCCGCCGACCGCCGAATCCGCTTTACCACCGAAGTTGACGCCAATGACCGAATGACCGAGTTGACGCAGACGGTCAACGACGCCGCCACCAACGCCACCCTCATCAACAAAAACAGCATCAGGCCGGTGCAGACCAATGCCAGCAGCGACACGAGCAGCAAGCTGCATCGTATCCAGACCACGATATTTCTCGATAGGTATCGAGCGAGCGTCGCGGCCTCGGCGCCAAAACAGCACAGAAGAATCATCGCCGAACCGACCGACATCCACGCCCAGAACGAGGGGATCATAGATGCTTGTTCTAGGGTCAACGCGCTGCGCCTCTAGCACGGTGTCGAGGGAGATTAGCGCCGTGTTGCTCGACGCTGTGAAATCGCACAGGAACTCTTGGCGGAATTGGTTGTCGCTCATCTCCTGCTTGGCGAGGGCAATCTCGTCAGCCGGCAGGGCATCGGTGTGATGAACGTCGAAGCTGGCGCTGTACCAATCCGGGGCGTTCAGACCCTTGTGGTATAACTCCGAGAACAGGTTGATACCCTTCGGCGTCCCGATATGCAGCGCCCAACCGCGCCGGTCACTGAGCGCCGGGAGCAGGATTTCGCCCCAGACTTCCGGTTTCATCTGCGCAACTTCATCGCAGACCACGCCGTCGAAATACTGGCCGCGCAAGCTGTCGGGGTTGTCAGCACCGAAGAGGCGGATGCGGGCTTTGTTCGGCAGTTCGACCGATAGCTCTTGCTCAGACACCGAGCAGCCCGGAATCTTGAGCGCGTAATGTTTCAGATAGTCCCAGGCGATGGATTTTGCCTGATTGCGCTGCGGGGCGATGTAGCCGTAGCGGGCCGCCTTCATCGTCGTGCGCAATGCAGCATCGATCAGACGCATGACCGCGAGCACGGTCTTTCCGCCGCGCCTATGTACTACGATGACCGCGAACCGCTTGCCCTTCCACCCCAGATTACAAACCCGCTGCCACTGGCGCGGCTTGAACCCCAGGTCGATATTGACTTCAGCCATCGATGCCGGTGGACACGTTGATGGTCAGTTCGCCAGAGTGTTCGTGGTCAACCTTGTCGCGCCATTTCTTTGGCTGACGGTTGCGAAGCCAGAGCGATGCGGCTTGAGTGTCAGGCGGGTAGTGCTCTACATAATCGACGACAAGCGGAATGCCCTCGGAGTTGAAGATTTTAACCGCCTTGTGCGAGTAACCCAACGCCCGCTGATACAGTCTTTCGGCAACCTCGGAGTCGGCTATGACCTTCCCCCGTGTGATGGACTCCGAAAAGACGGGGTGATCGATCTTCCACTTATGGAAAGTCGATTCGGCAATACCGAGAATATCGGCCATTTCTTTGTCCGTCGCCCCCAACAGAGCCAGCTTTCTGACCGTCTCATTGAGATCGGCGCTGTACACCGAGGGCCGATAGGGCGGCTTCTTACTCACAGCCCCACCACCCAGCGTAGCAATTCAACGCCATGCAGATCAGGCGCGAAATCGGAATAGGCCCAGAGGATCATGGATTCAACCCCACATGCGGCGCCAGCCAAGACGCGATGAGATTGGCGGCGATGTCCCAGATTCCCGAGAGCACCAAGGCGCCAATGACCAGCGTCGAGGCGCTAATGCTGATGGTCAAGCCGCGCTTTGTGACGCGGCGCTTGCGGGTCTCGGTCATTTCGGCGCGAACTTGGCTTGGAACACAGC